AAAGCAACTTGTATGTTTTGCTCTAATTGAGCTTTTTCTTCTTCATCTGGTTCTAGCTCTAAGAAAATACCAAAATCGTGTAAATTTAAATCTACAATTTCATCTAGTGATTTTATATTGTAATTAGATATAGAGTTTTGTAACGATGCTCTTGTTAGTGGAAATCTTAAAGCATCAGCTATTTTAAGAGAAACGTTCTCTGCTAGTTTAAGAGTTAAAAACAAACTAGACTGAACAATATGTCTAGTAGCTACATTAGATGCGTTAGCGGCTAACTTCTGCAATCCTACGAGAGTAGATTTATCAGGAGTACTACCATCTCTAGCTTCATTAAGCCCTGTTACATCACGTATCATTTGTAAATAGTATTGATACGTTTGTATTAGGCTTTGTATTTTACCATAACCATTAGAGCTACTAAGCTCTTGTATAGGTACTTTACCATGGTTCATTTCACCATCTTGCGTCAATGATCTACCAACTATAGAACCAGTTTGAAAATACATATTTAACGCTTCAGCTGGATTGTAGTTTGTACCATTACCAAGATCAACTTCAGCTAAACCGTCCATGTCAAGATAAACACCATCTGGAACCATTCTTGATAATACCTGTTGTAGTTTTAAGTGTGTTATTTGTATCATATCAGCAAAACCAATACATTTACTAACAACTGACTCTATTCTACCCTTGTACATTCTAGGCGCACAAATAGCATAATTCATAGCTACTTTAGTCGTGTCAGCGTAAGGTCTTGACATATTTTCTGCCAACTCCCACTTCAAAAGCGTGTCTGTACCTAAAACAACCGCTCCACTATATAGTACTTCTATAGTTCTTGACACTCTTTCAAACATATCACTTTCTGGTGGATTAAATGTATCAGGCTTTTCAATTGCCTTCATTAGTCCTTGATCTGTTTGTTTTATTTTAAAAACTTGATTGTGATAAGTTTTATAATCAAAGTACATAACTTGCACAGTGTTTTCATCGTAATCACCCCATCCAGTTATATATGATTTATTACCTGGCATGTTTTGAATACGCTCAAGTTCTTTTTGAGATATATTTGGAAATTCTTTTTTTAACTCTGGAATTGTTATAGCCTTTACTTCTCCTACGTAATATATATCTTCAAAATTAGGATCTTCTGTATATGAATAAACCATATAAGAAGGGTCAACATAATCAACTTTAATTCCTTCTGATATATTAAAACTAGTTTTAGCAGCAGCAATACCTAGTACAGTTAAATCCATATTAAGTCTGCGTCTAACTAAATCATATTTGTTTTGTGCAAAAACAGTAGATATACTTTCTTCTTCTGCTATTTCTATAGACTGCTTGTAACTTAATTGCATTTTAAGTTCTAGCTCTTCTTTAGATTCTGGAACGCTGCCAGGATCTGATGATTGATGTAGATTTATACCTAACACCTCGTTAACGCTTTGTATGTAGTCTTTAGCTACCATATCTTCATATAGCTTAGCAGCGTAATCAGTTCTTTTCTTTACTGACTGAGGATCTTGAGCATATGCTTTTATGTCATAGCTTTTCTTAGATATACCATTAACTACAATATCTACAAATTTAGATAAAATAGGTACTGGTTTCCAGTCTAAATTAAGATAAGATAAATCACCATTTATAGATAATTCATCTTTATATTTTTGTATTGATTGCTCACCTCGAGCGTAAAGTCTTAAATTATGAAAGTTATTCCAGTTAGTTAAATATCTATTACCGTTAGTTCTACCTTGTCTAAACCACTCATACTCTATAGCTTGAGCAACCTGCTTTCCATATTCAAATGTGTCTTTTTCTTCGTTACTTACAACTTGACTAGGAAAAGAGCTGTTATTATTAGTATAAACGTTCATTTAACTTATTATTTTTGATGTATAACCTCTGTTATCGTATCTTTTGATACCTATATCAACCGGTTCTGTTTTTCTTCTATTTACTGGCGCATACCTATGTTTATTACAAGCCATTAAAGCTAATCCCGAGCTAATAGACGCATCGTGAGAAGTTCTATTATTTATATTAAATTTAGCCCAGTCTTCTAATGTTCTTTGAAAATACATATCACCATAACCTGTTTCTTTCAAACCTACAAATGTTTCTATGTAAGATTCAATAGCTGCAGCGTGTGCTTGTTTTATATCTTCACTTGAGTTAGGTATACCACCTATTTCTTTTTCTGTTACAGATAACTTGTTTCTACTTCTATCTGGTCTATTCATAGCAAAACCTCTATAACCTCTTTTTTTAAAATAATATAAAAGTCTTGGTTTGTTGTTTTCAGCTAATATTGGCATACCATAAAAAGCACAAGCCATTAAAACATCTTCAAAAAATATTTCAGCTGTTTGTGGTCTTGCTATATATTCTAAGAAAAAATGATTAGGCGGCGCGTCTTCCATTGAAAACTTAGTTAAACCATGTAGAGATCCATTAGAACCTCTTTTATCTACTGTACCTGATATATCATATGGATCACATCCAAATGCTCCAACGTGTTCATTTCCAGGGTAAAACCTACCGTTTTTAGAATATTTTTTATTTTGCAAATTAATTGGTGGAACCCAAGACACTAAAAACCTACCGTTTTTGTTTGGGTTAAATATAACCCTTGTATCTTGTTGACCATTCTCCCATTGAAATGATCCTTTCGTAACATTAATAGAGTTACGCATATCTTCATTAAAATCAATTTGCTCGTATATTTTAGTTAGATTAAACAAAGACTGTTTTGTTTCATCTCTAAAAGCGTGTTTTTCTGTACGTGGAAATTGCCTGTAAAATTCATTTAAAGCATCTTGATCTTCTTTTAATCCTTCTACTTCGTTCTCCCAGTATTCTATTACACCTATTTTTATCTTTTCACCCTGTGGACCTTCTACCGGTTTTTCTGGAGTGTCGAATACAGGTAGTCCATAAGAATCAATGTATCCTTCGTAATTCCATTCCATAGGTATAAACAAAGAATATAATCCTGAACGAGTCTGTCCATTGGCGTTTCGCTTCGTAACATCTGAGTCGTCATAGAGTTTTTTAAAATTTTTGCCTCCTTTATCATGTGAATTTGATGTTGAGCCCATCATGCATTTACCTATAATTTTACTACCTAATCGTAAACAGGTTTTAGTAACGCGCCAATTATTTAATATATTATTAGGTTTTTCCCACTTTCCACTTTCATCGTGTACTAGTAGTTTTAGTTTTTCACCATCGTACGAGTTGTCCCCAGTGTTTTTCCAGTCGATCGTAGTGTCGAGCCCGTCAAGCTCTCTGAGTGTCTCGTTGGTTTCAAGTTTTTTTCTAGTGTATTTTGTAGCCGGTACTCTGTATGCAAGTTCGGTTTTCGGCCTGTCCATACCGTCCTGGATCGGTTTGAAAAAGAACGGGTAGTTAACCGAGATCGGTACGACCTTATCTGTGAACATCTTCTTAGCGTCGGGACCAGACTTTGACAGGATACCAAACCGTGCATCACTCGAGATCGTCGCAGCATTAACCGTTTCAGCTGAGGACATAAACGAGAATCCTGAGCGGCGGTTCTTAAGATAACACATTCCGTAACACCGTGAGTCTGCCCTACAAGCTTCCCAGAATATAAAGAATAATCTGTTTGACTCCCTAAAGTTTGGCTGCCCAACATCAATTTTGCTCCACTGCAGGTACATAAAGTGAGTACCAGTAATGTAAGTAGCCACACTCTTATTATAGAACCAAAAACCTTGCTCTCTTTTATTAAACTCGTTATCAATGTAATCATACCATTTTTCTTTAAAGTCTACTGGGTATTCTTCCCAATCAAAAACAGACTTTATTTTTTTAAGCTCTTGAGGGTATTCAGTGTGTTCCCACTTATTACTTTTAAATTTATGAACCTTGCTAGCTTTGGGTAATCCTATTTTAAGGTTTTGTATTTCGTATATTTCACCTACCTCGCCAGTCTTGCTTATAACCACTAAGTCATAATCCTCGTTATAACCATATTCCCACTTTTTAGCTTTGTTCATCTTAGCCATTGCGTGAGGTTTTATATAGTCTTCGACTACTTTATATAGTGTTTGCTCGTACATTACTTAGATCTTCCTTCAGCAAAACCTTTAAAAGTTTTTTCTTTCTTAACTTCTTTTGGTTTATCGTTTAATAACTCTTCTTCGTTTTCTATTCTAGTAAGTATTTCAAAAGCATCAAATATAGCTAGCTTTTTTGTAGCCGCAGCATTTTTAAGTCTATCGGCAGATATATCATCATCTGAGTCTACAATTGGTTCTTTAGCTACCTTTATTAGCTCTTCAACTGCCTTTCGCCCAGCTTGGATTATATTCTTCTTCGTTTCCTTTACACTCATATTTAATTACAATATCATTAGATTTCATACAATAAAGAAGTTCGCCTTCAATAACAAACTCCCATTCACTGTTTGGAGTAAACCCTACAATGTCACCTGGAGTTATTTTTAAAGCTTCTAGTGAGCTATTACCGTATTTTAATATACCAACAAGGCTTAACTCTTTTTTAGTTTCTAATTCGTCTTTATTTTTAATAGGCTTAATAAAACACCTGTCACCAACGGTATTCCATAAACCATTGTTATAAAGGTATATTTGATCAAAAGCGCAAAGATGTAAATCATCTTTTAAAAACGATCTACTCTTTTTCTTTTCACCTCTCATATCGTAAAAAGTTCTAAATACATTTTGATGTACTATAACTTTGTCACCTTTTTTTATTCCAGCGTTAAAAGCTAAAGGAGTTTGCACTACTTCAGCTAGTCTATTTACGAACTTCCATTTTTCTATTTTAGTGTTTACGATTAAATCTTTATTTTCAATTTTAATCGTATTATTATATTTTTCCCCAACTGGTTTTACTATAAAGTCGAATAAACAATTCATTAATACTCTAAATCATATTCTATAGATACAGCCATATTCTTATTAAACTTTTTCCAAGGTAAAACCTCGTTGTTTTTCTTAATGTAAATACTGTAAGATGTATCTTCTTCTTTAAATAAAATATAAGCTATTTCGTGACCACCGTAAACTTGCTGACCAACAGAGTAGTGCATTGCGTCGTTTTTGTAATCAGAACCAATACTTATTTTTCTAATTACTGCTTCCATCTTTTTCTACTTCCGTATACTCACCAGTTTTAAGATCTACTGAAATAGCTCCGTACTCTTTTTCTAGTTTAATTTTAAACTCTTCTATTTTCTTGTTTACTTCAGCTACATCGTGTAAAAACCCGTGTTTTTGAGTTTCTAATAATCCGATGCTTGAAATAACTTCATTAAGTTTAGTTTGCAATTCAACGATTTCGCTTAACTGCTCTTCTGTAATTTTTGCCATTTGATTTGATTTAATTTAATTTATTTAACTTTTTATTTATTATTACTTATACTTTTAGCTTTTTCCCAAGTACGACCTACAAAGTAAGCTCCATATACTGTAACAAGAAGAGTTTGGAATATTGGGATATACTCTTCTGCTATTTTAAATTCTCCTATGTTTCCATC